AGGCTATCGAAGGCCTGCGTGCCTTGCTCTGCGGGTGCGGTGTCGATAATGATCCGGCGTTCCTGGACGTCGACCACCACCCGGAAGACCTGCGCGCCGCCGCGCAGGACGGACTTCACTGCGCGTTCGATCTCGCTCGCTCGGATGGATGTCGTCATGGTCTTTTGCGCCCCTTGTTCGCCGCGGTCGGGATTGCCCGACGCGTCATCATTGCCGGTTTCGGATTCAGGTCCACTGCTGCAAGCCCTTTCTTTCTTGTATTTTTCCGGGGTTGGCACGGTTCACCAGCTGCCCTGCGTCCGCGCGGCCAGGACGGTCGCAGCAACCTTCGCCGGTGCCCGGACAAGGACCGAGAGGAGCGCGACCGTCAGGATCAGGGCGAAGCAGGCAGACGCCCCTGAACGCCATGCTCTCCGGCGCGCCGCCTCCTGTACGGTCAGCGTCCGACCGCCTTGAGCCTCCAAGATCGTCTCGCCCATGCTTCACCCTTGCCGCACACCTTGGGGCGAAGATGAATTGGATATTTCCAATCCGCAAGAGCCTTCTTTGTAAATTTCCTATTTCCATGCCCGCTCTGGTTGTGGCAAAGAGGCACTTATGGGGGGATTCGCACGTGGAAAAATGGGAAATAACCGGGTCGGACCTGCCGACTCAGCTTGCGGCGCTGGAGCGTCGCGAGCTTCTGGAGCTGCTGTGCGCCCTCAGGGCCTTCCGGCGAGGTCTTTCCACGCCTTTGCCGTCGCCACCAGACGCTTGCGCTCCTCCGGAGGCAGGTCCTGATAGAGCTGTGCGATCTCCGCCCTGAGGTCAGGTTCCTGGGGAATATCGAACAGTTGCCAAAGGTTGATCTCGAGCGCCGTGGCGATCTTGGTGATCGTGTCGAGGCGCGGATTGCGGCTCTTGCCCGACAGAATGTCGTAGACGCCGGTCGGGTTCGTTCCAGCGGCACGGGCCAGTTTGGCCGAATCTATCCCGCGCACGGCCATCCAGTGTTCGATGTTGCGGGCGACGATCAGGGCGACTTCTGTATGATCCATGCGTAGGACATAACCTATTCCGTGGCGTCACTGAATAGTAAAGTTGTGATTGTGTGAACTTAGGACATATCCTAAGTCTTGGCCATGGAACAGTCGTCCGCACCCGCTCATCCCGATCTGTTGACCGAGATCGAACGCTTCTGCGCGGAGCAGCGCATGTCGGTCACGCGCTTCGGCACCCAGGCCCTCGGCGATCCCGGCTTCGTGCATGATCTGCGGCTCGGCCGCGAGTGCCGTCGCCGGACCATCGAGGCGGTTCGGCGCTTCATAGCTTTCGGAGCGGACGAAGGCGATGCGCCCGTACCAGAGGCCGCCCAGCCATGAGCCACAAGGCCACCAACTGGGCCATCCTGCAGCGCGGGTTGAAGCCTGCGACCAAGCTGGTGCTGTGGTATCTCTGCGACCGGCACACGACGGACTACGGCTGCTTTCCGAGCCAGATTCAGCTGGCCGAGGATGCCGAACTGTCCCTGTCGGCCCTCAACGAGCACCTTCTGCGGCTTGAGTCTGCTGGGCTGATCCGGCGAATCCGGCGGCTTGATCCGCGGACCCGGCGGCAGCAGTCGACCCGCTATATGCTCGCGTTCGAGGCCGAGTTTCATGAGGAGCCGACTCCGGAATCCGGACACGGGCCGGACGAAACAGACGCCGAACACTCGGGCAAGCCGAGTCCGGATTCCGGACACGGGCCGACTCCGGATTTGGGCCCGAGCCGACTCCGGATTCCGGACACTAACTCTGTAAGAGAACAAGAAGAAGAAGAAGAAGATGAACGCGCCGACGCGCGAGCGCGCTTCGAGCGGTTCTTCGACGAACTGCTCCGGACAGTGGGCCACGATCCCGATGTCTGGCTGCCGGGGTGGTGGAAGGGCGAAAGTGCTGGGGAACATGTGCGCGGCTGGATCGACCGGCTGGGCTTATCTGAAGAGCAGATCATCGAAACCGCCGAGGCATGGCGCAGAGATATCCCGGATGCTCCCGATGGACCGAAAGCACTTGACCGGGCGATGGCCAGGGCCGCCGAGGCTGCCGCCCGGCGCAAGGCAGAAGCCACGAAGCGCCGCACGCCAGGCGAGGGCAGCAAGTCGACGAAGAGCGCCAAGGCCGATGCCCCGAAGCCCAGCCGCGAGGAAATCCTGGAGTTCTATGCCCGGTGCGTGAACGGCGACGGCTTTCTGCCGCAGATGGGCATCAGCACCTCCATTCGGCACGAAATGCTCGCGCGCGGCCTCGTGACCGAGGAGCGCCTTCGGGCGCGGGGGGCGTGACTGTGCCCGATCCTGCGACGACCAACGATAATGATCGCCCATTTCCCGTTCACCCGTCTCCCTGCCGAGGAAAAGTGCCATGAAGCCCGATCCGACCAAGCCGCCTGCGCCATTGCCAAAGCTCTTCGAGGGGCTGGTGACCCGGGACGACCTCGCCCTGCACCTCGGGATTTCCACCGACACGCTGGCGCGGTGGGAAGGACGGGGCACCGGGCCGACGAGCATCAAGGTCGGTCGCCGGGTTCTGTACAGGGCCGCTACCGTGAACGCCTGGCTGCGTGGCCTCGAGCGACCGAAGCCAGGCCAGGCGAAACCCGCGCCACGCCCCGGTGCGAAATGACCGAGGGTCGGAAGGCGCTGACCCCGCGCGAGATCGAGGATCGCTTCGAAGAGGCGGCGATCACCCTGCGCCGGCTGCCGAACCCGGCCGGCTCCGGCCCGCGAGGCTATGGCCAGTCCTGGCCAGACTACGTGCAGGAGGCCCAGCACGCCTATGGCTACACCGAGGTCCGGATCAGGATCGTGCCGACGGCGGCCGAGATCCAGCGCATGGACGAGTGCATCGACTGGCTGCGCTGGCTCGATCCGGACGACGCGAAGATCGTCTGGCTGCGGGCCGAAGGAAAAAGATGGCGGCAAGTCTGCATCCATGCCGGATGCGTCCGGCAGACTGCCTGGCGGCGGTGGGCAGCGGCCCTGCTGACGGTCGCCAAGCATCTGACAGCAAACGAGAAGCCGAGAGCGAAGCGAGTCGCCACTGCCTCCACATTGGGCACGCTGCTGTGAAGACCGACGCCGCATTCGACCGCAGATACCCGGCGCGAAACCCGCAAACCACGTCGAACATACTGCGCGACACATTCCGGCGTTTCGTCCTATGGAATGGATATGCTTCGGGAAGGTGCGCGCGGCTCAAGGGGTCCAGACGTCCAGCCCGAAGACCAGTGGCGCGGCAGACGCCTCCCTCTCTGCAGCCCCCCGGCCCTGGTTCCACCCCGGCGAGGGGCGTATGCGGGGGGCAGAGGCCCGCTAAGTCGCTAGAGACTAGGAAAAATTCTGGGTGCGCGCCCGGGTGCGCATCATCGGGTGCGCAGGTGCGCGCACCTCGGTCAGATCGGAACACGGGCCCGGTGCGATGCGCCGGGCCTCACTTTTGGGGAGGTGCGCGGTGCAGATCGAGATGATGCCGACCGACCGGCTGGTGCCCTACATCCGCAATGCCCGGACCCATTCGGCGGATCAGGTGGCGCAGATCGCGGCTTCGATCGCCGAGTTCGGCTTCACCAACCCGATCCTGATCGGTGAGGACGAGGTGATCATTGCCGGGCATGGCCGGTTGCAGGCGGCGCGGTCGCTGGGTCTGACGGAGGTGCCGGTCATCGTGCTGGACCACCTGTCCGATGCGCAGCGCCGGGCGCTGGTGATTGCGGACAACCGGATCGCGGAACATGCGGGCTGGGACGAGCAGCTTCTGGCGGCGGAGATCGCCGCCTTGCGCGACGAGGGCTTCGATCTCGAGGTGATCGGGTTTTCGGAGGACGAGCTTCACGATCTGCTCGACGGCCTGGACGATCCTGCCGCCGACGGCATGGGTTTCGGGGGTGGCGCGCAGACGGGCGGTGCCGATCAGGATCAGGCAGCGCCGCAGCCCGCCGCGCCGTCCGCCACCCTGGCGGAGCGCTTCGGCATCCCGCCCTTCTCGATCCTCGATGCCCGAAAAGGCTGGTGGCAGGATCGCAAGCGGGCGTGGATCGACCTCGGCATCCGCTCGGAACTTGGCCGTGGCGAGGGCGACCGGGCCTGCCCGGGCGGCAGCCCGATGCCCGGCAACGGATCGCGCAAGGACTACAAGCCCGGCGCGGCGAAAGCCTTCCACGACGGCGCGGTCCTCGGGAAGGGTGGCCTGGCCGATCAGGTTGCGGCAGCCGCGACGGCGCGCAAAGCGGGAAAGGCGGCGGCACATGGCTAAGGGGTTGGCGCGGACCTTCGGGCAGGACCTGATGCGCGGCGAGCATGAGGTCGGCGGCGACAAGACCAACGGCGGCGTGCTGATGCCGTCGCATACGTCGGGCGATCCGAGCTTCTATGCCAAGAAACGGGCGAAGGAGGCCGAACTCGGTCGCGAACTTTCCACCGAGGAATTCCTTGCCGACCACTACCAGCCGTCCGAGGCACCGACCGCCTCCGGCACCTCGATCTTCGATCCGGTGCTGTGCGAGATCGCCTATCGCTGGTTCTGCCCGCCGGGCGGGACGGTGCTGGACCCCTTCGCGGGCGGATCGGTGCGCGGCGTCGTGGCCTCGCGTCTCGGGCTGTCGTATGTCGGCGTCGAACTTCGGGGCGAACAGGTTGCCGCAAACGAGGCGCAAGCCGCGCTGGGTGCGGGCCCCGCCCCTCGCTGGATCACCGGTGACAGCCGCGATATCGCCAGGCTGGCCCAGGGCGTCAACGCCGACCTGATCTTCTCCTGCCCGCCCTACTGGAATCTGGAAGTCTACTCCGACGATCCGGCGGACCTTTCCACCCTCGGCAAGGAGGCCTTCTTCGAAGCCTATGCCGCCATAATCCGCGACACCGTGGCCCGGCTGCGCGACGACCGCTTCGCCGTCTGGGTGATCGGCGACGTGCGCGACGCGGGCGGGTTCTTCGTCAACCTGCCTGGCCGGACCGTGGAAGCCTTCGAGGCGGCAGGTGCCAAGTTCTACAACGACGCGATCCTCGTCACCGCCGTGGGATCGCTGCCGATCCGGGTCGGGCGGCAGTTCACCGCCTCGCGCAAGCTGGGCAGGACACATCAGAACGTGCTGGTTTTCTGCAAGGGCGATCCCAAACGGGCGACCGAGGCCTGCGGGCAGGTCGAGTTTGGCGAGATCGAAGAGGAAGCTGGCGAAGAGGAGGACGCGGAATGACTGCTCCGATCCTCGAGGTTCATCGCGGGATCACGGTGGTGCGTGACGATCTGTTCCCTGGTGGCACCAAGGCCCGGTTCATCGGCAGCGTGTTCGACGGGGCCACCGAAGCGGTCTACGCCAGCCCGCCCGAGGGCGGCGCGCAGACGGCGCTGGCCACGGTCGCGCGGGCGCTGGGCAAGCGGGCCACGATCTTCGTGGCGCAACGGGCAAAGCCGCATCCACGAACCTTGGAAGCCGCGCGGTTGGGCGCAAAAGTGGTCCCGGTCAGCCCGGGATATCTGACCGTCGTGCAAAGCCGGGCGCGGGAATACTGCCGGAATACCGGGGCGTTACTGATCCCCTTCGGTGCCGATTGCCCGGAAGCGGTTGAGATCATCGCCGCGGCAGCCCAGATGACGGGGCAGAGTCCCGATGAGGTCTGGTGCGCTGCCGGGTCCGGCGTTTTGGCCCGCGGCTTGGCACTAGCCTGGCCGAAAGCCCGGCGGCATGTTGTCCAGATCGGGCGCGAACTGTCTCCGAAGGACGTCGCTGGCGCCACCATCCACGTCCATCCACGAAAGTTCGGCGAAAGGGCGTTGATCCCCGCGTCGTTCCCAGCGGACCCGCATTACGATGCGAAAGCGTGGGAGTTCTGTCTAGCCAAACGCGGCGGGGGCAACGTCCTCTTTTGGAACGTGTCACCAATCGCGCGCGCGTAGCACATCTTTTGTGGTTGAACCTTATGGCACGGGAGTATCCAAGTGAGAGCATCGAAGGCATTCACGAATCCCGGAGTCGACATGACCGTCATCACCATTGCCGCCGCCAAGGTCCAACAGGGTAGCCTGCAACTCTTCGCCACGTCGATCAAGGTTCGCGATCTTGTCAAACCAGGGTTCTATAGTGTCGAAACATTGGACCCAGAGGACCCAAACGACACCGGGTATCAAAGGCTTTTGAATTCAGCGCGAGCGAAGAAACTCGCTGATTACATAACAAAGGGGCAAGATTCCAAAGACGCCTTTCTTCCTACATCCGTATTGCTGGCGACAGACAAGTCTCTCGCCTACGATGAACACACCAATCGGATTGTCATCAACACAACAGAAATCGGTCCCTTCAGCGTCGTTGATGGTCAGCACCGACTTGAAGGTCTGAAGCTCGCCGCAATGAAAGACGATCGTGTTCTGGACTTCGAAGTCCCGGTAAACATTGCTGTGAGCTTGCCGCGGATAGCCCAGATGTGCCACTTTCTGATTGTGAACAC